CATTTTCTCCCCATAAGTGAAAATATGGGAAATCGCAATAGAGGTAACGATAACAACAATCATATTTTTGGAGAAAAACGAAGTTAAAATACCGACAAAAAGGAAAACATAGAGAGACATCATTTGTCCATTCTGGTAAAAATTAAAGATATCAAAAATACCTAAAATCAAAATAATATAGAGAGCCCACTTATTTGTTAGAAGATTCGTAGACATTCCAAGTGAAGATTTATTGAGTTTTGAAAATAACGCCATCTATATTTTACAATTATATATTTACACAATAATTTATTTACATAATTAAGTATACAGAGAAATAATACATATTATATATATCGTATATCTAAATGCCTAATCATAGTATCCGTAAGAAAAGCGGACATACAATTACAATTGATGAGAAACACACATCGTTATTAGAGGAGTTTGATAAGATTGATAAAGAAACGATTCCCGAATTAGAAAATGAGCGAGCATTATTAAAAGACCATTTGAAAACAGCCGATAACGATAATATTGATAAGAAAATGGAAATGAAAGATCGTATCCGCGATATTACAGAACAGCTAAATGTATTGCGCACAAAGCGGAAAAATTATTTGTTGAAAAATGCAACATATATATTCAATTATTTCGAGGAGAAGAAGAAGATATCAATTGGTGAGACCACAAATAAAAATGTGTTGAATTCGTTTTTCAAGGTGAAAGTGAAAGACAGTTCGGGCAATTCGGATATCGCAAATGTGAATAGTACTAAATACAAGAATTCACGACAATTTTATCAGAACTATTGGAAGAATGTGAATAATGAGATTTGTTATAATTCGGAATACAATATTCCTTCCGACATTTGTATTCGGTGCAATAAGGGTGAAATGATACCCCAAGATGACGAGGGAATTATGATTTGCAATAATAATAAGTGTGGCGTGTATGTTCAATTTATTGTGGATAATGATAAGCCGACTTATAAGGAACCACCGAATGAGGTAACATATAATGCATATGTGAGACTGAATCATTTCAAGGAGATATTATCGCAGTTTCAGGCGAAAGAGACAACGCAGATCCCGGCGGATGTGATCGATACAATCAAGCGACGCATTAAGAAAGAGCGAATCCAAGATATGGTTTCCGAAATAAACTATGAGAAGATGCGCGAAATATTGAAGAAACTGGGATATAACCGGTATTTTGAGCACATTCAGTATATTAATTCCATATTGGGGATCAAACCGCCGGTGATGAGTGATGAATTACAAGATACGTTGTGTGTGTTATTTATAGAGATCCAAGAGCCGTGGGCGATTCATTGTCCCGCATATCGCACAAACTTTTTCAATTGCACATACACATTATATCAGTTATGTGTTTTGCTTGATCAGACACAATATTTACCGTTTATTCCGATGATGAAAGACCGCGAAAAACAATTGGAACAAGATATGGTGTGGAAGAAGGTGTGCGATACGCTTGATTGGGAATTTGTCCCAACTGTATAAGGGAATAAGTCCCGACTGTATAAGGGAATTTGTCCCGACTACGCAAGGGAATAAGCCCCGACCGCGTAAGGGAATTTTTCCCGACCGCGCAAGGGAATTTGTCCCGACTACGCAAGTTCAATATTTTACATAAAACAAATACAATTTTATGTAAAACAGGCGGCCCTATTAATTGTGTGTTCTGTAATATGAACGCGTTCTCATTGGCGAAGAATTATTGGTTCGCGATGACGCCGCAATATACTCAAACGAACCATTTCCGACAGATCGCTTATTCTTTCTCCAAGCAATACTTGCTTCATTGAAATCGATAATATTGGAAATGGGAGCTACTTGACTACGTCTAATCATACTATGACCTGTGGTGGAAACGGGAGAAATTTTATTTTGACTTCTTAACTTCATTTTAGGATAATAAATAATACGAAAAATCTTTATATTGTTATAATATCTTCATAACTGGCGACTGGTTATGAAGAGACAAAATATAATAATATATTATAATGCGCATTTTATACTCGTATGAAGAGGCGTTTGCGTATAGCAAACAATATATACAAAAAAAATCTTTATATCCACAATCATATTATGACGCAGTAGAAAATTTAAAGAGCGAAGATCCTATTCCCAAAGAGGCAAGATTGCCTATATGGAAAATGGACGAAGACGCTTTAGCAAATACACTCAAATATGTATTCAAAAAATTACATCATAATTGCTATTTATTGTGTGTAAAAAATAGAGAACCTGTGATGTTTAAATTGGAAAGTTTAACAACGGCGCCTTCATTTAAAGAGGCTATCGAGAAAAGCGTTTCCAAATTGGACGAGAATCCACATATTGATGAGTCGCAGCGCAAATATATCCGCGAGTTTGTTTCGCAACCGGTTCGTGTAATGCAATGTATTGTGAAAAAATATAAATCCAATGAAGACACTATGGATGAAAACGAATATATGGAGCTTTTCAGACAAATGTTTTTGCCGGATGGAGTGTATTTATTGAATCTTACCGATGCTGTTATTTTGCATTCCAAGGGGAAAGAACCTTTTCAGATGGTTTCTGGAAATCGTTCATTAGAACCCGAATTTCAATTTACATCGCATATACCGATTCTCAGTATGTCTGGTCAAAAGAAATATAATGATATTACTATTCCCAATTATGATGATTTGATGTTTGTATTGGGAAAACGTGATGATTTGAAAACGGACAAATTTATTGTTGATTGGGATAAAAAGACATTCAAAAAAGCCGTATTTAGAGGTGGTTCTACTGGATGTGGATATACGACAGAAACAAATATGCGTATTAAATTGGCCGATATGGAGTCGCCGCTAATCGATGCGGCATTAACAAGCAAAGGACGCACTATTAATACAATGGCCGTGAAATTTGACCCCAAATATGGTATCGGAATGATGAATACGAAAATAAAATCGGCGACCAAATTTATGTCTATGATTGAACAAAGTAAATACAAATATATTATTCACGTGGATGGAAACGTTAATGCTTACCGTTTATTAGTTACAATGCTTACTGGTTCTTTGATATTGCGAGTAGACAGTCCATATACTTCGTGGGTTGATCATTTGATTCAGCCAAACAAACATTATATCTTGGTGCGACCGGATTTGTCGGATTTGGTGGAGAAAATACAATGGTGTATTAAGCATGATAATAAATCGCGCGAAATTGCAAATAATGGATATGAATTCGCCAAAAAAGCGCTCCAATTGGATTATGTGAAAAACACATTTGAAAAGATTTTGTGGACTGTATCGCCGCTACCGAATAAACCGCGCAGTCCTGAAGATTCGCCGGTCAAACCACACAGCCCAGAAGACTCGCCATCTGAATATCCTTCGGCACCACCAAAACAAGACTCGCCACCAAAACAAGACATTCCATATGAGCAGGTAGATTGGTCAGATGAAAGCGCACCTAAAAGAGAAATATCGAGTGAAAGTGTATCAGAAGAAAAACAAAAATCTGATTCGTCATCATCATCATCATCGGGCACAATCATTGAAATGCCCCAAAATGCAAAAAAATGTCCTACCGGATATGTATCTCACAAAATTAAAGACAAAACCAACCCTAATTATGGTAAAAAAATGTGCAAACAAAAAACACAAAAGAAAGTTGCTAAAAAATCAAGCGAATCGGTAATGGAAATGCCCGAAAAGGCGAAGAAATGCCCAAACGGATACATTTCATTCACAGACAAAGCAGATGGAAAGAAGAAATGCAAACGTAAAACACAAAAGAAGGAATAACACTTATTATTCCAAGAAATTCATTAATGAAGACAACCCAAGTTGCTGTGCAAGCTCATATGACTCGGCTGTATTTGATATAGCAAGCACACAAGTTTCCGCAAACGGTTTAAAATGGTGAAATCGCAATAGTAAATCATTGTCGTTTTCTAATAATATTTTTCGGATTGCACTTCTTCTAGCTAAAACATTATTGTAAAAGCTTATTGGAGTTTTATCAAATCTCCAATAACGAAGTGTTTCAAGGGCACTACATAACTCAGTGTAGTTGCTCATATTAAAATCGAAATTGCAGACATTCTTTAGCAAAACAATTTGATCTTTATTTATCATTTTATTGCGCGATTTGAATATACCCGAATTGTGAAATACATCCGGCACAAAATCAAAATTAACAGTAACAAAAGAAGCCATTTTAGATATTTTAGAGGTTTTTGATAATATATAATTATCAAAAACAATTATTCAATTTTATACCTTTGTAACAGTTGTCTAATTACATAACCCAAAGATCTAATCAACTTGTTCCAAATCATCTTTAGCAGAATTACTATGATTCTCAAATGATGGAACAACAGTCGCAACTTCACGCTCATCAAAATTGACGGTCTTATTAACACCAATCAACTCTCCGTCCTCAGTAATGGTCTGAGTGAGCTTATTACCAGATTCGCGTGCCTTCTTGACGTTTTCCTCAATGGCCTTACGCTTTGCATCGCGAACTCGCTGGTCAAACTCTTGTTTAGCCTTTTCCTCATTCTTGATCTTCTCCTGATGGAGTTGATTTAGCTGCTCCTCCATAAACTCAACACGACCAGTCTTGTAAGCATCGGGATCCCAAGGCATCCAAACACCCACAGGGCCCACAAAGATATCGTGATGAGGATCATTCTCACGCAATTTCTTGCATCTGAGCTCAGCCTCAGCTTGACTCGAATATGATCCGCGAATCTTTACACCACGCACAGATGTATTAAACTCGTGCAACTTGTTAAACTCCTCAGTAAGCTTATCTTCCGACTTATCCATAAAATTCTTGAAATCGTTTTCAACGGAGAAAGACTTTAGGTGAGCCTTCTCTTCCGTTACATACTCCTTCATATCATTCATAATATCATCCAACTTGATCTTATATTTGAACGAAACAAAATTTAGGAATTCTCCGAACTTCTCAATCGACTTGCTGAACTCCCATTGTTGAACAAATCTCTCAAAAATAAATTGCTCGCGCTGCTTTAGGATTTTTTCGGGAGAGACAAAAGACATGCATACAAATTTTTGTGAAGCAATCACAGGATCTTCATCGCACAGATCAACATATTTAGGGTTTTTTTGGCCGTCGTCTAATGTTTTTTTTTGGAATCCAGACATTTATATAAAAGATAGACATAAAGTTTTTAAGTGTTTTAACAATAAATAATAAATGGCCTATATTTTTTTGTTTTAATAGTATATAAAACATGAGATTCGAAGAATTACTCAAGAGAGCCATCAAATACGTCGTTGAAGGTATCATCGTTGCTTTAGCCGCATTCGTTATCCCCAAGCAGTCATTGAAGCTTGAGGAGGTCACCGTTATTGCCCTCACTGCTGCCGCCACCCTTGCTGTGTTGGACACATTTATCCCCTCTATGGGCGCCTCATCCAGACAGGGTGCTGGCCTCGCTATCGGCACTGGATTGGCCGGCGGCTTGAGAATTGCTTAAATATTTAGTGCATTCTAAAATATTCTAATAATATCAAAAATGTTTGTTATTATTTACTATTTGAAATGAAATAAAAAAGTGGCGCTATGGTTATCAAATGAACGCATTAATAAAAACACACGATTTTTCTAAAGACAATCTCAGTTTTTTAGACACAAAACCGAATACTCTAATAAATGGACTCTTTACCAAAATAAATTACAGTGATGCTTATCTCACTATGTATGGTCTCTATATTAATATACCTTTTGAAGCAAACGCACGCAAAAACAAAATAAATATTGCCGTTTTCCGTCTATTGTGTGATATTGAAAACAGCATTTTAACAGATTATATTAAATTCAGAAAACTTGACGCCAATAATATAAATGTAGCAATCAAATTTGGCGAATATCTTCAAAACCGGTTTGAGATTGTGAATACGGCGATTGTTTCTTCTTCTGCATACGCATATATAAAAATATCAGGTGTATGGGAAAATACTACTGGTAATATCGGGCTTTCATTTCGAATCATTAACGTGTAATTCATATAAAGCTTTGTTTCATATTTAGATCAATGAGCAACAATATTTACGAACAAACATTGTATAAGTTCTGTGAAAAAATCAGAGCGACACAAACAATAAAATATTACGAAAATGCAGATAAAATTGCACTCATTATTGATCCGCGATATGATTATTTAATGGAAGCGGTTATACGACAACATATGTATTTCCTAAATCCTGAAGGCTGGAATTTAATGATTGTTTCTCACTCGATGTATAGAGACAAAATTAAAGCCGATTTTCCAAATTGTATTTTTGCCGAAATATCAGAGGGGATCATCTATTATAAAAATGATAAACCAAACCTAACCATTGATGGTTATAACAAAATGTTTTTGAGCCCGCATTTTTGGTTATCTATTCCCGCTGAAAATGTGCTTGTGTTTCAGAAAGATTGCTTTATGTATAAAATGTTCAGTAGTGAATTTATGGATTATGATTTTGTGGGGGCGCGCTCTGTTTTATATATAGAGAATGATGGTACTCAAAGACTCATTTATAATGGCGGGCTATCATTGCGTAAGAAAAGCGCGATGATGGACTGTTTGGAAAAAATGTCCTTCCAGCACATTTATGATATTATTGAACCAATTATAAATGATATCAAAACCCCGGTCAATCTATATAAAAAAAATGAAGACATCTTTTTTTCATTTGCTTGCAAGATA